AGACAACCGGATGGCATTGGAAGCAGGATGGGACAACGACCTGCTCAAGATCGAATTGCAGGATCTGGACGCGGCGGGTTTCGACCTGGCGCTGACCGGGTTTGACTTGGGTGAGATAGCCGCGCTGACACTGGACCCCACCGAGGGCCTGACCGATCCTGACGACGTGCCGGACGCGCCTGCCGTGCCCGTGACGGTCCTGGGCGACGTGTGGCTTCTGGGGCGGCATCGGCTAGCCTGCGGATCGTCTACCGACGCGCATACGGTCGATGCCGTGCTGGCAGGCGTCAAGCCGCACCTGATGGTGACAGACCCGCCTTATGGGGTGGAATATGATGCATCGTGGCGCAGCAAGGCCATGCCCAAGAAAAATGATGCCGGGCGATGGACGGAAAAAGACGGGCGCGCAAAGGGTGTTGTTCTAAACGACGACATCGCAGATTGGTCCGATGCTTGGGCATTGTTTCATGGCGACGTGGCTTATGTTTGGCACGGTAGTTTACAAACTAGCATTGTTTTGGGCAGTCTTGAGGTAAACGGGTTCAAAGGTCGGAGCTTAATTATTTGGGCCAAGAGTCATTTTGCAATTGGGCGCGGTGACTATCACCCAATGCACGAGCCTTGCTGGTATCTGGTAAGGGACGGTAAGAAAGGTCATTACTGTGGCGACCGCAAGCAGACCACACTGTGGCAAATTCCCAAACCGCAGAAGTCAGAAACCGGCCACAGCACACAAAAGCCGGTTGAATGCATGAAGCGGCCCATCGAGAACAACAGCAGCCCCGGCCAAGCGGTCTATGAACCGTTTTCGGGCAGCGGCACCACGATTATAGCGGGCGAAATGACGGGCAGGTGCGTTTATGCGATTGAGTTAAACCCGGCTTACGTTGATATGGCAGTCACCCGCTGGCAAAATTTCACGGGTCAGACCGCCACCCTTGAGGCGACGGGCCAGACCTTTGAGGCGTTGCAGGCCGAGCGTGGTTAAGCGAACTGTTCGTTGACTGCCATCCGGCGCACGTCGTAAAGGGTTTCGCCGGGAAAGCGCCCAAATTTCGTGTCTGCTTCCTTGCATGCGGCCTTCAGCGCTGGCTGGTTTGGGTGGCATGCGTCGGTGAGTGTTTCTGAGAAGGTGTTGATGATCTGGCGGTTTGTCATTGTCTTGGCTCCTTGCCGGTGTTTCGTTACATCCTTATTACCTGCTATTGTCCAATCCGTCAAGCACCTTGTCAACCATAATTACCCGCGCTATATTTAACGTATGGATGGAATGCCAAAACACCCACAAGGACGCAAACAGCACGCGCCGACCGATGCGCAGCGCAATCTTGTGCAGCTTCACGCGACGGTTGGCACGACCCAGGACATGATTGCCCGCGTGATAGGCATCGACAAAAAGACATTGCGCAAGTATTACCGCGATGAGTTGGACCTATCTATGGCGAAAGCAAACGCCACAATCGGCGGCGCGCTGTTCAACAAAGCCAAGGCGGGCGACACGGCGTCCATGACGTTCTGGCTCAAGACGCGAGCCCGGTGGCGCGAAACGTCCGACGTGAACCATGTGTCAGAGGACGGAAGCATGTCGCCCAAGCCCGCGCTGGACCTGTCTCGCCTGTCACCTGAAGCACTGGCGGAACTTGGCAGGCTTTCCGATGCTGCCGACGATTGACGACGCACTGGCGGCTGATAAGCTCGCGTGCAGTCGATCACTTGCTTATTTCGTAGAGCGTGCGTGGCGTCATATCATCCCTGACACGTATCAGCACGGGTGGCACATAGACGCGATCTGCGAGCACCTGGAGGCGGTCAACGCCGGGCAGATTACGCGGCTGCTGGTTAACGTCCCGCCCGGCACGTCCAAGTCCACTCTGATCGGCGTGATGTATCCGGCGTGGCTTTGGGGGCCAGCGGGCAAGCCTGAACACCGATACATCGGCGCGGCTCATGAGCAGGGCCTGGCGGTGCGCGACAACCGGATGATGCGCGAGTTGGTCAACTCCCCATGGTATCAAAGGCGCTGGCCGATTGCGATGATGGGCGACCAGAACGAAAAGCTGTATTTTGAAAACGAGCATCGTGGATTCCGTCAAGCCTGCGCCGTGGCGTCAATGACTGGTCGCCGCGGGGGCACGGTGGCGTGGGACGATCCTTTATCGCCGGAAAAGGCAAACAGCCCAACGCACCGTGAAACGGCAATCCGCGTGCTGTCCGAAACCGTTCCGACCCGCCTCAGTGATCCGGCAAAATCTGCAATCATCGTGGTCATGCAGCGGCTTCACGAGAAAGACCCAAGTGGGCACATCATTGCCGGTGATCTGGGATATGAACACTTGTGCATCCCTATGGAATTTGACCCGGCCCGGCGGTTTACAACCTCAATCGGCTGGACAGACCTGCGTAAAACATCTGGTGAACTGCTAGATCCTGTCAGGTTCCCGCCTGCCGTCATTGATCGCGACAAGAAGGCGATGGGGTCTTACGCGTGGGCCGGGCAGATGCAGCAACTACCCAGCCCCGCCGGTGGTGGCATATTCCGCTCCGACTGGTGGCAGTATATGGACACCGCCCCGCCTATCGAGTGGCGGTCAATCTATGCCGACACGGCACAGAAAACCAAAGAGGCAAACGACTATTCTGTTTTCCAGTGCTGGGGGCGGTCGCGCGCAGGGCAAGCGGTGTTGCTGGACATGGTGCGCGGCAAATGGGAAGCGCCTGAATTGCTGGAGCGCGCGCGCCAATTCTGGGCAAAGCATAACGCGATTGACGGTCAAGGGGCGCTGCGGTCATTCAATGTCGAGGATAAGGTGAGCGGCACGGGTTTGATTCAGCAGTTGAAGCGTGAGGGCGTACCGGTCTTGCCGATCAAGCGCAACATCGACAAAATAACGAGGGCATATGACGCCGCGCCGTCCATCGAAAGCGGTAATGTGACACTGTTACGGGGCGTGCCGCATCTGTCGGACATGATGGGAGAAGCTGAAGCCTTTCCAAACGGCGCGCATGATGATACGCTTGATCCGATGATGGACGCGGTAGCCAGTATTTTACAGGGTTCAATCAATTCATGGGCTGGAACAATATGACAATCATGGACGGCCTGCGCAATATCGTTGCCAACCTCGGAACGGACCGTGACAAGGCGGCGCACAGCCATTATTACAACACCACGATTGCCGACGATCAGCTTGTCGCCATGTACCGCACCAGTGCCATTGCCCGCAACGTGGTGGACCTGCCCGCAGAGGATGCGACCCGCGAATGGCGGGAATGGCAGGCCGATGCGGAACAGATCACGGCAATCGAGGCTGAGGAAAAGCGTCTGGGATTGCAGGGTAAGACGATGCAGAACCTGAAGCGGGCCCGGCTGTTTGGCGGCGCTGCCATATATATCGGCACGCGCGACCTAGACGCATCAAAACCGCTGGATCCGGCCCGGATCGGCAAGGGTGGCCTGCAATATCTCGCCGTATTGAACCGGTCGGAAATTACGGCGGGGGCAATCCAGCGCGACCCGCGCCTGCCTGGGTTTGGCAAACCGGTCATGTATCGGATGAACCCTGCCACCGGCGCATCGGTGGAAATCCACCCCAGCCGCCTTGTCATTGCCACGGGCGAGGAAGTGCCAGACGATAGATACTCAGCACATCCCGGATGGGGTGACAGCACGTTGAACGCCACGATCAGCGCCGTGCGGAACCTGGACGCCACAATCGCCAACGTCGTATCGCTGGTATTTGAAGCCAAAATTGACGTGATCGGCATCAACGGATTCAACGAAGGGCTGCGCAGCGGTGGCCAGTCGTATGAGGATGTTGTGCTGGCCCGAACCAGCCTGACCGCGCGCGGCAAGGGCATCAACGGCGCGCTGCTGATGGACGCCGAGGACACATACGATCAGAAAACCGCAAGCTTTGCCACGCTGCCGGACATCATTGATCGCTTCATGCAGATGGTGGCGTCTGCATCTGGCATACCTATGACCCGGCTGTTTGGCATTTCAGCGGCTGGATTGAACGCAACAGGCGCGGGCGATGAGAAAGTTTATTTTGATCGGGTCCGCGTCATGCAAACGCTTGATTTGGACCCGGCCATGGAAATTTTGAATGAATGCCTGATCCGGTCGGCGCTGGGCAATCGCCCGCCCGAATTGCATTGGACGTGGCGCCCGCTATTCCAGCCAACGGCAAAAGAACGGGCTGATATGGGTAAGGTTCTGGTTGACAGCGTGAAAGTTCTTTATGACATGGACATCTTGCCAGAAGAGGCGCTTGCGGATACAATCGTAAACACACTGACCGAAAGCGGGGCATTCCCGGGGCTTGAGGGCAAAGTGAAAGAGTTTTTTAACGTGGTGGAGTCAGACGAATGAAAATGACAGACGCAGCCACGCTTACAGGTGCCCGCGTCACAGACGAGGGCTATCTTGTCGCCAATGTTCGCACCGCCCGCATCGGCACGCAAGATTATCTTGGCTCTGAGTTGGACCGTCCCGATTTGGAAAAGGTGACAGTTTACCGCGACGAGTCGGAGGTGTTCCGCAAGGCATCGCTGCAAACCTTCGGCATGTTGCCGGTCACTGATGACCACCCCGCTGATCTGGTAACGGCTGACACGGCCCGGATGGTGTCGGTTGGCACGACAAACGAGGAAGTTTTACGCGACGGTGAGTACCTGCGGATCGGGATCAAGCTGACCGACGCCGCCACGATCCGCAAAGTGCAGGACGGCAAGCGTGAATTGAGCGTTGGATATGTGTCGGAACTGGTCTGGGGCGACGGCATCGCGCCGGACGGGACCGCGTATCAGGCGCGGCAAACAAACATCGTGGGAAACCACATCGCTATTGTGGCAGCCGGACGCGCTGGCCCACTGGCAAGAATCGGTGACAGTCAACCAATCACTGTAGCGCGGTGGGGCGCATCCCCCATCACAGACGAAAAGGACGTAATCATGGCAGACGCCATCCAAACGCGGACAGTCCTGATTGACGGTCTCTCCGTCGTCACGACCGACGCGGGCGCGCAGGCGCTTGAAAAGCTGCAAAAAACCATCACCGATGGCCAGACGGCACTGGCCGCCAAGGACGGCGAAATGGCGGCCAAGGACGTCGAACTGGCGGCCAAGGACGCCAAGATTGCCGAAATGACCAAGGCCACATTGTCCGACGCGGATCTTGACGCCAAGGTCGCTGCCCGCGCTGATCTGATCGGCAAGGCCAAGGCAATCGCCAAGGACGTGGCAACCACCGGTCTGTCTGACGCTGCCATTCGCAAGGCCGCTGTCGTGGCGGTTCTGGGCGATGCTGCAATTGCCGGCAAATCCGACGCCTATGTCGATGCGCGCTTTGACATTCTGTCAGAGGATGCGGCCAAGGGCGACCCGGTGGCCGATGCCCTTAAGCAGGCACCCGCGCAAGTCACCAGCTTGGACGACGCCTATGCGGCCCGTGACACCGCACTGAACGACGCATGGAAACCCGCAATCGTAAAGGGGGCTTAAATTATGCCTATTTCTGATACCGTTGGCACATATTCGGGCCAAACCGCTCTGGGGTATGCTGGCATGATTGCCGAAGCCCAGATGATCAAGGACGTTGCATCCAAAGCAGTCACAACCGCAGTGGTACCTTTCGGGCGTGCTGTTGGACGTGATGGCACGAGTCCCAACACCGTCAAACTTGGCGGCACCGGCTTTGAGGGCATCACCGTTGCAGACAAAACCCGCACCGACGATCAGTATGCAATCGGTGAAATGGCAGGGGTTTTGCGCAAAGGCACAATCTGGGTCGTTGCTGATGGCGCCGTGACTACCGCCGGTCCAGTGACATTCACTGTCGCCACCGGCGTCATTGGCGCAAGGGAAGTTGCCTCAGGTATTGTGGCAATTGCCGGTGCAAAATTTGAAACGGCAGGCGCTGATGGCGATCTTGTCCGCGTCTATCTGCCGTAAGGAGGCATCAACATGAACAAACAGATGATCATGGACGCGCCAGCCGCACTTGGCTTTGTCGTTTCCCAACGTTCGCACATCGAAACCGAAGTGCTGAAAAAACCATACCCGGCGATTCGCTACGCCGAGTTGATTCCGGTCGATACATCGGCCAACCCCTTCGCGGCATCCGTAACGTTCTTTTCTCAGGACGCTGTGGGTCGGGCGAAATTCATCAACGGCAAAGGAGATGACATCCCGCTGGTGAATATCACAGGTTCCAAGTTTGAGCAGACCGTCAACATGGCGGGCGTGGGCTATTCCTTCTCACTTGAAGAAATCGGCGCGGCTCAGATGATGGGCAGCAACCTTTCATCTGACGGGGCCGACGCGGCACGTCTTGCTTACGAGCAATTCGTGGATGAGGTGGCTTTTGTTGGTGACACCACAATCGGCGTTGAGGGTCTCTACAACACTACGGGCATCACGTCCGTGGCTGCAGGTGCTACGTTTGCAGCGTCTACCCCTCAAGCTGTTCTGGCGATCATCAACACCGCTCTGACTGGCATCATGACTGCCACACAGGGCATTGAGATGGCAGACACTGTTGCGCTGCCATTGGCTGCCTATGGTGACGTTGCAACCCGCCAGATTGCACCGGAAAGCAGCATGACGATCTTGCAGTTTATTCAGCAGGCAAACGTCTACACTGCCATGACGGGCCGCCCTCTGACCATCGTTGGCGACCGCCGACTGACTACAAAGATGGTATCATACCGCCGTGATCCGGGCGTGTTGAAACTGTCCATGCCTATGCCTCTGCAATTCATTCCTCCGCAGACGGTGAACCTTGAGGTTAAGGTGCTGGGCATGTTCCGGTTTGCGCCGGTCAATATCCGTCGTCCTGGCGCTGTGCGCTATACGACGGGCGTGGTTGCATAATGACCATCCACTCTAACACATCGGGCGGGTTGTTAATCCTGCCCGATGGCACCGAGATTGCTAACGGTGCTAATGCAGAGATTCCTGCCGCAATGGCAAAGAATGCGGGCGTTGCAGAATGGTTGGCGAGCGGTTGGCTTGTGCCAGTGAAAGCTGACGCCAAGGTCGCACAGCCTGCAATGCCGACCGGCAAGAAATAACCAACGGGCGGGCTGTCATGGTCCGCCCGAGCAACCATAGGGGCGTCACATGATCGGCACCGTCACAGCACTGATCGCATATGCCGGGGCGCGCGGCACGGTAATCGCTGACAACGCCGCAACGCTGCAGGCGCTGGTCCGGGCGTCAGATTACATCCAATTCACATATCTAACCGGATCGACCTGCACCGTTGCCAGCGACAATGTTGAGGAAGCCACATACGAGGC